ACATTATCAAATCTATTGATAATAGATATTACATAGAACTTGCGATTGCTGGTTTTACAAAAGATGATATTGATATTCAAGTTCAAGAAGGTAACTTGATTATCAAAGGTGAAAAGAAACATAAAGATGAGGTGACATATCTGCATCAGGGTATTGGAACTCGTTCTTTTACTAAAGTAATCACTATTGCAGATACTATTATCGTAAAAGGTGCTGATATCAAAGACGGTATTCTACGTATTGGACTAGAGAATGTAATTCCAGAACACAAGAAGCCACGTAAGATTGAAATTGGTAATGACTTGAATGTCTTCAAGCCAGAACTTTTACAAGAGCAACGACACCTAGATCGTTCAACATACGCTGACAATCTAGCATCATAAGGAGTGGGGCTTCATGCCCCACTTATTAAAAGGTATATAATGGATAGAAATATAGAATCTTATGTCAAAGTTTATAATATACTTGACAAAAAAAAGTGTAAGAAGTCGGTAAAACTCTTAGAGAAAAAAGAAGAAGAGTTTAAAACTCACGAATTCTACAACGATATACAAAATATTTACGTTTCATATGAGCATGAACTTTCTGTTTCATATTCGGACATAGAAACTAAAGACTATTTTATGGATGAAATTTGGAATGGTCTTAATAGATACTGTGAAGAATTAGACTTCAAATGGTTTGGTTCGTGGAAAGGTTACACTGAACTGCGATTCAATCGTTACCGAACAGGTACACAGATGGAATTACATTGTGACCACATTCAGAGTATGTTTGATGGTGAAAGAAAAGGTATTCCAACACTCTCAATTGTGGGAGTGCTCAATGAAGATTATGAAGGTGGTGAATTTATTATGTGGGAAGATAAAGAAATCAAACTCAAAACTGGTGACTTAATGATATTTCCCTCAACTTTTTTATATCCCCATAAAGTAAACCCTGTGACGAAAGGAACACGTTACTCTTGTGTATCGTGGACATGGTAATGAAACCAAACTCAAATTTTAGAATGCCCAAACAGTTGAAATATATTTTAGCTAATATGGAAAAGGGTGAACATAAAACAAACTATCGTAAAGCAATGATAGCAGCAATTATTACACCGAAGATTGACTTTAAAAAGAAGAAGGAAACTAGTGATGAATGATATTTTGGTATTGAGCCACTTCCACAAGGACTTTCCATTCAACCATAACTCTTCGTGGATGAGAGCAGCATTTGCAGGTGGTACAGGAGCATATGAATACTATCCTCCAAGCAAAGAAGGTGTGTGGATTAACACATCAAGAGAACAAAAACGAATTCAAGAGTATCAACACTATTATAGTCATGTATCTGAACTTGAATTTCTAAAAGCAATGGGTCAGCAACCATCCGAGTATTGGTTGTGGAAATACGGTCAATTCGATTATCTTGGATGCACAACGTATCGACGTTATCTGTTGATGGATAATATTGACACTGATGCTGCGAAGATTAACATGGCACCAACACAAGAGAATGCCGACAAACTGTCCTCAGAATCACAGAAGATGGCAGCACTGCACTTGCTTGAGAAGCACGATGTCATTACAAACAGACAAACTACATTATCCTGTTCAATTGAAGAGCAGTATCTACAGTCACAACCACGACTGTATTGGGATTTGTTCAAAGAAGCAATCACTGAGTTGATGCCAGACTATCGTGACAAACTAGATTGGTTCAATGGTAACAAAATCAGTTTTGAGACTTGCTACATCATGCGTAAGCAATTATTCAAGAAATATGCAAGTGAACTTTTCGAGATTTATGAGTATATTTGGAAGTTCTCGAAGGCATACCCAACTGAGGTGACAACATCTGAACCGTTTCCTTGGCGTTATCCTGGTTTCTTAGGTGAGAGGTTCTTACCGTTCTTCATTGCGATGAATGCGTGTGATCCAATCCATGTCCCACTAGTAATTTTGGAATAATTTTATGATTAAATTTATCTTAGTATTCTGGTTATCAACACCGAGTAATTATACTGTGCATGATGGATTCACATCGTTATCTAGTTGTGAAGAAAAAAGAGAGTTTTTTACTAAAATATTAGATAAAGTAAATTCCAATTATAACGCTGAATGTAGAACACTATAAACGTATTGGAATAGTCGCCAAAGAAATCTCCCAAAATCCTTATACGTAGGTGAGCACTTACTTTTATTATGAAAACTAAATTTATTGACGCACATATGAAAGCAGCAGAAGTTTATGCTGAATTATCATCGGCAACACGCCTTCATGTTGGTTGTGTGGTGGTAAAAGACAACACCATCATCGGAATCGGTTATAATGGTATGCCATCAGGTTGGGATAATGTCTGTGAAGATATTGAATATGTCCTCAAAGAAGAATGTCAGGCAACTGATGAATGGATGCTACAAAATGGTTTTACCGAACTTGCTCATGGTTGGTCACGAAAGAGAACCAAACGTGAAGTGCTTCATGCCGAAACCAATGCTCTCGCAAAGATTGCACGTTCAACCAACTCATCTGACGGTGCATCGTTATTTGTCACGCATGAGCCATGTCTCGATTGTGCAAAAATAATTCATCAAGCAGGAATCAAAGAAGTCTTCTATAGAAATCCATATCCACGTGCAAATGGTGGTGCGGAGTTTCTCAAAAAGTGTGGTGTTGAAGTTAGTGTAGTTTAATTTTTAATATAGGATATATCATGAATGTAAATACATCAAAAATCGCCAAAGAGTTCGCAGAAAAAAACTCTTATCCTAAAGCATACAAGTATGACTTGTCACTGCGTGAGTTCGACAACAAAGTCGAGTTGATTGGTCTGGTTGATGACCCAACCTATGACATCAACGATTTTCGTGGTCGTGAGATGTTGTTCCCTAAGAAATGGGTAACTTTGAGTGTGTTGGATTATGACACAAGGGTGGCAGCATGATAAAGTTAATTACATTCAAAACACAACAGACCATCATTGGTGATTTGACCTACAAGGACAAGTTGTGTGTCACTGTATCAGAACCTGTTCAGGTTATTTCTGTTCCCCCTCGTTCAGCAACTGATCCTGGTGGTATTGGATTTGTTCCGTATTTGGAATATTCAGAAGAATTCAAAACTGGAATTTCATTTCATGAAGAAGATATTCTGACCATCAATACTCCAGTGGTCGAGTTGTTGAATCAATACAATAAAATGTTTGGAAGTGGGATACAAATTGCTTCTTCGGGCTTGAAATTAGTCTAATCTTATGTTATACTGTGTGAATGTCAAAATATTATACAAATGTCAGCATCTATGGTAGTTCAATACTGTTTCGTGGTGTCAATAACGGTAAGAGATTTAGCACAAAAGTAAAATACTCTCCTACCGTATTCCTTCCTTCCAAAAAGAAAACTGAGTGGAAAACTTTGTTCGGTGAGCATCTTGAACCGATGAAGTTTTCTACTATGCGTGAAGGTAAGGACTTCTACAAACAGTATGACTCTGTGGAAAACTTTAAAATCTATGGCAACGATAGATTTGAGTATTCGTTCATCTCCGAAAATCATCCTGGTCAAATTGATTGGGATATTAATCACATCGATATTGCTATTGTGGATATTGAGGTTGGTTCAGACAATGGTTTTCCTGACCCCAACAAAGCCGAGCAACCTATCACTGCGATTGCCGTTCATCGATTGAATGGTGGCATTCGTGTGTATGGTTGCGGAACGTATGTCAATCACAACGATAATGTCATCTACTTCAAGTGTAAAGATGAACATGATTTGTGCCGCAAGTTTTTGGATGATTGGATTGCAAACTGTCCCGATGTCATTACTGGTTGGAACACTAAGTTCTTTGATATCCCCTATCTGATTAACAGAATCACACGTGTTATGGGTGAAGATGAAGCTGCTAAACTTTCACCGTGGAACAATCTCTACAAACGTGAGACGATGATTCAAGGACGTAAAGAAATCGTTCATCAGATTACTGGTGTGGCAGCACTCGATTATATCGAACTGTATAAGTGGTATGCACCAGGTGGTAAGTCACAAGAATCATATCGACTCGATGCGATTGCACAAGTAGAACTTGGCATCGGTAAAATTGCGTATGATGAATATGATTC